ATGCCTTCTTCAACGCTTCTGCCTGTGCAGTCTTGACAGCGGTATCAGGATCGAAGTTAACTCCCGCGCCGATACCGTCACGGCTGATCATAGCCTTCTGCGTAGTCAGGTAAGGCTCACCATCATCTTCATCACCAACACTAATCACACCAATATCAGATAGGATAATCGTGAGTGTGCCCTGCACAATAGCCACATACTGTGGCTTACCGTTCTTCGTGGTAGGCGCAGCATCAGGATAGAACTCTGACTTATTAATCTGCCACGCCCAAGCATGACCAAGTACTTCGTTGAGTCGATTGATGTAACCATCAATGGCTACATAATCCTGACCACTCTGATTTTTTCGTACCAGGCTGGGGTGAAACTTTTCTGTGAGTTCTTTCGGAATCATTTATTCTCCTAGTCTACAGGCCAGTAATAGTTATATTCGCCAACAACTTCTGGGTAGATTACACTATACCAGTCGGGGGCCTTGAATACAAGGGCCGACTTGTGTGAATCATGGACACGATTGTCTCGCCACCAATGTGGCATACTTACACCTTCATGCTGACGGAAGTGCTGATCGTACACATCGAGGGTTTTTTCCCAACAAGTATCCTTGTAGCCTCGACGCTTCCACTCTGCAACAGTATGCGCCTGGTATACAAGCAGAGCATGCTCATAACCACGCCACATACGAGTAGCAGGATGATTAGTCCAACCCTTGCTAAGACCAGCAAGAGCCTTCATAATCTGTAGAGTCTCGACACGCTGCTTACCAAGCCGCTGACGGTCAAGGACACGAACACTATGTTCCATGTCAGGTTCGGGTACAAAAGTTTGCATTAGTCATCCATTCCAATCGCTAGAGTAATACCAAGAAACCAAGGGATAGCAATTACTAGTACGATAATAATACCAGTAATCATGCTTCGTCCTTGGTGTAACCTGGGCAATGCTTGAGATGATTCATAACCATTTTCTCGTCGCCATCAATATGACCAGACAGATACCAAGAACCAACGCAAAGACGCTTATCGTTACTGCATCCACAGGGATCATCCTCCTGTCCCTTCCAGGGACAAAACATAGTTGAGTAGTGTGGGTAGTACCACAAGTCCCAACACTTTAGTTTCTTATTTTCACGCCACTTGTACTCTCCTTGCGGGTAGTCTGGCAGTTTGTGTAGCCCATAATACACATCAATGGCATGCTCGACCTGGATGATCCTAGCCCGCATATCATCGAGGCTGATAGGCTCAAACTCCATGACCTCAGGCTCAGGCCATCGCCGACGATAATCCGCGCTAGTAGGCAAGTATACGATAGCCATCTTGTCAGGAGTGATAGTGTTGAAATGATAGTAAGCACTAGCCTGCATGACATGCTCAGGCTTAGGACCATCAAGATACTCAAACGACGAGCCACTAATAGTCTTGTAGTCGATTAGCCATAGTGTGTCATCATGATCGATGATGTACGCATCGACTGTGCCGGTCCAGAAGTACTTAAAGTTCTCACGACTAGCATTAACAGGCTGTTCAGCCTCATACGACTGATAGTAATCCGGTAGGATACTATGCAGATGATTGTGGATGGCTGTGCCTTGTAGCAGGGGGAGTGTGTTCATCCAGGGACGATCCCAAGTATCGGTAGGATAACCTTGCTTATGATAGATCGCTGTGTGCCGGTCATGCTGCAAGTGTGTAGAGAAGTGCAGTAGAAGATCGTTGCGAGCAGCATTAGTGTCCTGCTTGATGTTACTAATCAGACTCTTCATAATCGTACCATGCTCCCTCTTGGTTATCATTACCATCATAGACGAACATGGCAAACTGATCCTCTTCTTTGTCGATGCTAAGTTCTACTAGTTTCTGCCCGTTGTAGAATACGGCAGCGGTGAAGTAATCATCCTCAGACTTGGTAGCAAACTTATACACGCTGCTTCTCCTTCATCTTGCGAGCCTGACGCAGAGCCTTGGCTTCTGCCTTCTTCTTACCACGCTCCAAGCGTCGCTGCATAGCAGCCTCCAACTTATTCTTCTTCATACTACCAGCAACAGCCATTACGATTCCTTCTCCTTATCAAACCACAAAACAGTAGCCTTGTATCGGGGACGATTCTTCTTATCAGGAAACCTACGAAACGCCCAAGTCTTATACCCCATATCATACAGCATATGGCTTACCCCATTGAGAGTAGGGCTCGTTCCAACAAACTCGTTATCCAACTCAATATGCCAAGCCACCACAGGATTGATTCCAGAAGGACGACCCCGCTTTCGCTTATAAGTAACAACTACCTCATGCTCCTTACGTTGCTTCTTCTTTTTACTCTTCATAGTTACCACTATTCCAAGTGTTGAGCCGATTACCAATCTCTCGACGCGCAGCATCGATAGCATCCTGATAATCCATAGCCTGTGCTGCTACGGAATCCGGATAAGGATGCGGAGCATCAATGCGATTCAATGCTCTAGTCGCATACGTATTAGCAATCTCCAAATACTCCATAGCATGGAGTAGTTGCACAAAAGACATATACAAGCAATCTTGTTCTGTAATACGCATTAGAATCCTGGCTCCCATTTAACATCATCATCACTAGTATCAACCTTATTCCTATACTTATCTCTAAGAGAGATATAGTATTCGTAATCACTATACTCTCTATCCCACTCTAGATATTCTTCGTAACTCATAGGTTCATTATTATGCATAGTATCTCCTATAGGTATATTTTTATAACGATAGGGTAGCATACTTTATTCCTTATTACAAGTTGCCTAGAATATTGTGTAGACTATGCACATACTCCCTGGTATTATGCGGGAGTACCACGATACGCGATCCAGACCGCAGCCTGAGTGTCGCGCGGAGACAGGCCGATGACCTGACTAAGCGTATTCACAGCATCCGTAACCTCAGTACGAATACGATTGTTCACATCACTACCATAACCAGCAGCCTTACTCATGATCGAGTCTACAGTAACAGGCTCCTGCCAACCAAGAATATTAAGGTAGAATGTGCTGACCTTTGGTCCTGTAACATGACGACTGTAGTACCTATCATTAGCGACGAGCATACCCTTGGCAGCATTAGCACCAAGAATACCATACGACTTAGCATGCTTGTATGCAGGCTTATGCATATCTTCTAGCAGCATGGCTACAGCCAGCGTATTAGACTTCCATCGAGCGCGAGGGCTAGTAACCGCAAGCATCGCAGCAACACGCTGAGGCGTCACATCATGATGCTTAGCAGCAAACTTACAAAACTTGTACGCATTAGGATACCAAGTCGTACCCTCTTCGATAGCCTGCTCGATACCATAAGCGGACAGTGTATGAAAATACTTGTTAGCAATAGTGGTCATGTCACACCTCCGTGACTTCGGTGATTTCAGCATCATAATGAACACTATAATCCATCATGTAGGCTTCTACACCATTAGCATCAAGTTCGCTAATAGCCCCTTCCTCTGCCTGCCTAGCAGTAGCCGCCTCTACCATGACGGTAACCGTGACAGGCACGACGAACGTGACATTGTAGTCACGATCAAACCAGGTAGGGTCCATAGGCAGACCCATACGCTCAAGAGCGCTAAGAGTCTCATGAAAATCGATACCAGTATCACAAACACTAGCATCCACAGAGTCTACAATCTTCTGCGTCTCACCATTCTCGATGCAACGAGTAAAAAAGTCGTTGACGATAGGCAGGAGAATACTAGCATCCTCCGTAGCCGCAGATAGGCTGTTGTACTCGTTGATAGTAATGCTCATAGCAAGACTGTCACTCATTGTCATACTCCTCATTCAGGTCGTCGAACATGTAGTCATGGTACGCATCGGCTTGCTCATCAAGCCAATAGTCGCGCAGGCCCTCGCCATACTCATAGCAATCATCTGGCAAATCATACCAATCATTAGTATCAGCAGGCCGAAGAAAGTTGATATCCAACTCGTCATACCAGTCCATAGGCTCCTCCATTAGAACCACCCCACAATCCGGTCGTAGTATCCAGGATCAGTCATCATATGATCCACCTTTTCACCCAAGTCTGATACCAAATCAGACTCACCAAGGCTTTCATCAGACGGGTTGTCCGAATCCTCCCAGTCCCAGTCCAGGTCAGGACCATCCTCATACCAGTCGGACCAGTCATCGTCATCGTACATGTCATGTACCTTTCTACGCTACAGCGTACTCGTCCTGCATTACATAATCCGCAGCATATTCTGCCGCATTAGCCGCACTCACAAGCAGGCTAGGCTCATCCTTACACCGCTCAGCCCACGACTTCAGGTAAGCAGCGGACTGTTCCATGTCCACCGGAATACCATAACTACCAAGCATCATCGCAGCACCAAACTCAGCAATGAGTTCCTCCTTGGCATACGTGCTAGTACCAAAGCCGGTGCGCTCCAGCCGATTGATGCGAGACTCATGACCAGTAGCATGAATGATCTCATGCGCCAGAGTCTGAGCATACCACGAAGTCTTATGGAAAGTATCAACCTCTGGTAGACGGATAGCATCCTCCGAAGGAATGTAGCATGCCTTGGTACCACCATGCGAGAAGCCTGCAAGTTGGTCGCACCAGTCACGCATAGACTCGATACCAGGATGCTCGATGTCGATATCATCGACACGCTCATGCTCAAGGTCAACTTGATACTCTGCCAGGTTCTCGATCATGCTAGCATGATAGACACGATAGTAGATGAGTCGCCACGAAGTGCGCTCCTCCTGCTCACCCTCATCATTCTCAACCGTGTACGTGCTAGGACCATTGTATACCACAATGGTAGACTTGCTACCCTTGCGCAACTTGATCTTCTCATCCTTGCGCTGCAAGTCCTTGATATTCTCAAAGGTGTACCAGCGAGGATCATTGCTACCAAGTTGGTCCTGCAACATACCAAGGTAGATACGGTTAAAACCGTTGTATGCACGATCATGATGACCGTTGCGGGGCTGATGAGCCTTGCTAGTAACCCAAGGCTTCTGCCAGATCGCTACGCCCTGCTCCATCTGCTCGATGAGACCAGTAGTAACAGTCTTGTACAGATCGTTTTTCATTTCGGGAGACATTGCCATGCTGTTTTCCTTTCCTTACTTCTCTCTATCTCTCTATAATAGATCTCTTCACTAAAGTTCAGAGATCTATTTAGAGAGTATAGAGATAAGTAGTTCTTATACCAGATCCTTGTCGTCAACACCGATAGCCGTAGCAACGGCTTCTAGTACGTCCTCGACGCAACAAATGTCATGCGAAAGCGTAACACACTCGAAAGACTGCCACTCGCTATCGATGGGCGCCTCAAACGTCGGATAGCGCATGTAGATGTCCACGATGCGGCAGCCGATACCAAAGCCTGCCATAATGTAGGCATACGGGTCGTCATGACTGACGACGTTACCATCAACGTCAATGTACATGTAAATGTTAGTAAACTGAGACATTTTATTTTAGCCTTTCTAACGGTTTGGTAGGGGTACCCAGTAGGGTACCATAAGTACAGGGGTGCAAGAGCCTCAGAGAGGCGTTTATGTGCGTCTCAGAGCATGCTACGCAGCAACCTCCCACACATAAGCAACATCATGGAAGTCATACCCCATTGCTTCCACATACTCGACCAGTTCGACCATATCAGCATACGAAAGGTTACGATATTCGTAACCCTCCACGCTCTGATAGTCCAGGTACACCATGCGCAGGTCTGCAAACTCGACGTTGTAGATCATGTCAGAATCCTTTCAGGATTTACGGGTAGAGGATCGTGCAGAGCATAGCATCGAACGAACGGCGACGCACTTCCGTGATCGGATGCTTCCACTCAGGATCAGCATTGCTGAACATAAACGATACCATATCCAGCAACACTTCCTTACCCTCCGGGGTAAGGTAATGACCATAAGCGGTCAACGACAACGCATTGCAATCCGTCACAATCTTGATGATGTTCTTCAATTTGCTAGGACTGACCTTGCTAATGTCAAACAGTTCCACCATTTTCTCCTTCTGAGATTCCTCTATAATAGATCTCTTCACTTCGTTTAGAGATCTATTTAGAGGATATCTAGTTCTCGCGGCGCAGCGTCTCGACCAGCACGGTCAACTGCTGTTCGGTTTCGCCCTCAGCCAAGCCCATCAGGATGTCCGCGACCTTCGTCATGCTCCAGAACATGTCCCAGTCCGGGCGGATGTGCAAGTCCGTGCAGCGGTCCATGTACGCGACCATGATCTCGTTCAGCATGTCGAGCGCCCGCTCCGACTGCTTACGCAGCGTAGCGATCTGATCCTCAAGGGTGTACTCCGTCATGTCAAAACCTCCAGGTTTTGGTATTTACTCACAGTTAGTATCATGATGAGTCATGATACTGAAAGTTCCAGGACGAGACTTGTGCATATCTTCAGGAACAGCACCAAACATATCGAAGATTTCTTCGATCATGTTGATACAAGCAATCATATCGCTTTCCCGAACACGGACAGTACCACGAAACTCGATTGTATGAATCTTTTCATTTGTCATACAAAACCTCCAGGTTTTGGTAATAGGATGGAGCCGCAGGGAATCGAACCCTGGTACTCTAGCGCTCCGCATGCGGTCTTACGCCAGAGTCGTGCCATTCGGCCCCGAAGGGATTGTCCACCCGATCCGGATAGCACAAGTCGGAGACTCTCGTACCAAAACCGAACCGATTACAGATTCCAAAGGAATCCTTTTTACCACCTACCCCTGCCAGTACTCCGTATAGGAGGGGAATCTTCGTGGTGGACAATGGGACTTGAGGGATTCGAACCCTCCTGCAAACATCGCGCCATTAGTCCCGGGTCGTGCTTTGGTAGTACCTTTGGTACTAGAACATCACCAACTCGACAACCTCATAGTTGTACTCAGTCCAAGGAAACCTTGGATCGACCGTGAGCAGTTTCTCCAGGTCCTCCGCACACACCCTGCGCAACTTCTCGCAGGCTTCCGTCGCACCCGCTTCCGACTCGTACGGACCATACGAACGAAGAACTCCGTAGTCATCATAATCGAACGGTACCGATTCTACAACAATCCACATTTTACAAAAACCTCCGGTTTTTCCGTGAGTGTGTGCTTAGCGTAGCAGGTATGCGGGGCAGGTGCAAGTGCCTACCGGGGGTCACCCGGCAGGCGGCTCGACGTGGGCAGGCCCTGCGGCGGCGTGGAGCCCTGCTTGCCCTTGCGGGCATGGCCCTTGGCCTTGCTGCCGTGTCGCTTTGCGACACGCTCCGAGTGCTTGCTCGACAGCCGCTTGACGCGGAACCGCTGACCGTCGATCACCACCGAAACGGAGTTTCGGCCACGCTTGCCCATCCGACCGACGACTTCGATCTCGCCGTCCTTGCCGTCCTTGACGGCATCGGTGCAGACCTTGCAGATACCGGTGTCCACCAGCACCTTGCGAGGCTTCTTGTGGAAGCCACAGACCTTGCACTTGATCTTGCCGACCGGCTTCGCCGGAACCTCGACCGACTCGTCCTGCTCCGAAGGAGCAAGAGCAGCCTTCAGATCGTTGATCTGATCGGCGGACAGCGAATCGATCTTGCTGAGGAGTTCGTCGTTGGTCATCTTTATTCCCTTCTAGTAGGTTCTACTTCTCACTACGTTACGAAGTAGAACCGTACTGAAGGGATATATGGTCTTTCGGCCAACTCCCTAGACTCTCTACTCATAGGAGTAGAGAGTCTAAACCTACTTCTATCTCTTATAGAACTACTTGCCAAAGGCACAGTAGTTCTTAAATAAGAGAAGAAGTAGAAACTAATATCCTTACAAGTAAGGATATTACCCAGTACTACTACAAGTAGTAGTACTAAGTCTAGTACCAAAGTGTCATAACAAACAATACTTATTCTAAGTATTATTTGGCTTTACTACTAACAAAGTTAGTAGTATAAGTATAGTACTAAGTATACTTACTTAGTACTATAAACCTAGTACTACATTGTAGTACTAGAGTATTATATATATTATATATATAATATATATAGGCTGATAGGATTATTAGTAGTATATAGTATAACCCATAGGGTTATATATATACTAGTCATCCGGCAATACTAGAATATTATACACAAAGTGTATAATATTACCAGGCTCTACTAAAACTAGTAACTACTAGTTTTAGGCTCCTAGCATATATTCCATATATGCATAGGGCATCCCCCGTTCCAATACTGACATATATATATATTAAACCATAAATATTTTTAGCACAGTAGACTTTAATGTCACTTTTTTGTTACTTTTTTCGTTGTTATTAGTAGAGGCATGTTTTTTTTCTATTTTATCCTGAGGGGGGTGTTTTATGTCTTACGCGAATATGGATGGTGTTCCTACTCAGACGGCGGGGACTAGTGAGATTCTGGCGTCGGATTGGAATACTTATGTTCGGGATAATTTTGATTCGATTAAGTTTGGTCATGTGACTGTTGCTGATGATTCGGCTAAGAGTGCTTTGAGTGTTGCTGAGGGTACGATGGTGTATCAGTTGGATAATCAGAAGGTGTTTGTGTATTCTGGTTCTGCTTGGGTTGAGGTTAGTGATTTGGATTCGACTGATGGTGTGCCTACTTCGGCTCAGACTAAGTTAGATACGGTGGGGATGGTGCATATCACGACCGTAGCGTTTTCGACATCATCTGCAATCAACGTCAACGATTGTTTTTCAGCGACGTACGATAACTACAGAGTGATGCTGCATACGACATCGGCTAGTGTTTCCGGGAGCATTCTTCGTATGAGGATGCGTGCAAGCGGTACAGATTCTTCCGTTAATTACTATTTTTCCGGGATTCAGACCAGTAGCCAAAGCGCAACTATTTCGAGTTGGCGCGGCAATAACGTGACGTATTGGGAATATGGTTATGCGTTTGCTGACCGCACTTCCCTTACGCTTGATATTTTCCGCCCATTTGATGCGGTGGCTACGCTATTTCACTCTTCCGCAACCGGCGACGATAATGTCGCCAACCTGACAACGCATTACCTTGCGGGTCACCATCTGGTAGGAACATCGTATGATGGTTTTTCGATCTTCCCCTCATCGGGCAACCTGACGGGCACTCTCCGTGTGTATGGGTATCGCGATGCCTAACGTTACCGAAGTTTGGAGCGATACCGGCAAGATCGTTGAGCGCGACTTTACGCCGGACGAGATCAAGCAGCGGAAGGCTGACGAGAAGGCTGACCGCGAACGACAGGCCGAGAAGGCGCGGCAGGCTGAAACTCGCGCCGCGACGGTTAATCATGCTAAGAGTCTTGGTTTTACTGATAAGATGATTAAAGTTATGTATCCTACTCTTATTGTTGAGGATACTACTGAGGAGTAGATAGTGTTTAATTCTAATGTTCAACCCAAGATTCGTAAGATTGATGTTCCTAAAGAATCCTGGTCTTGTGTTAAGTGTTCTAGTGAGAATCAGTATTATATGCGTCGTTGTGGGGCTTGTAATGCGCGGAGGCCACACTAGGAGGGCGTATGCCTAATTATACGTTTAAAGATGGTGTTAGTGTTAAGCCTAAGGATTTGGAAGAGATTATTCTACAATTTCCTGAGAAGATGGGCTGGTTCTTGTCTAATGGGTATGCGCCGCATTATTACCAGACTTTGTTTCATTGTAATGCTAATGAGGCTTCTTTGACGCGGTTTAGGCATCTGGTGGCTGGGCGCCGGGGAGGTAAGACTCTTTCGGCTGCGTGGGAAGTATTATTCTATTGTATGTATCCTGACCAGTTTCATAAGGATGCGTATGGGAAGGATTCTGATAATCCTCTCTGGGTGTGGGCTACGAGTAAAGATTATAAGGTATTGCGTCCGGCTCTTTTAACTTTGCGTAAGGTTATTACGGAGGCTGGGATGTCTATCGGTAAGGATGTGAAAGAAAACCGGGGCGCAATGACCTTTGAATTTCCTAATGGTAGTCTTGTAGAGTTCAAGTCGTCGGATGATCCTCAGAGTCTTCGCGGCGCGGGCCTTGATATTCTCTGGATGGACGAGGCCGCGTTTATTAGGAGCGAGGAGCCGTGGCAGGTAATGCGACCCGCCTTGTCAGATAAGCAGGGTTTGCTTATCACAACAACCACTCCGGATGGTAAAAACTGGTTTTACGAAGAATTCTGGAACAAAGACGCGATGAAAGACCCTAACCAGGGCCGGGTAGAGTATCGAAGCATTGATAATCCGTACTTTCCTAAGAAAGAATGGGAATATACCAAGCAACGATACCACCCGCTCTTGTTTGCGCAAGAATATATGGCTGCTTTCGACTCGATGGCAGGCCGCGACCTGTCCGGAGAATGGTTAAAATACTATACCGAAGACGATCTACCCCGTAATAGTGACGGAACACTACAAAAACTACGCAAATACATGGGCGTAGACCCCGCAGTAAGCATGAGCGGCAGGGGTGACCGCTTCGTAATCAGCGTCGTAGGCGTCTCAGACAATAACCAAGTATTCCTAATCGACCAATACGCCGCAAAAATACCATTCGTAGAACAATTAGAACGAATCCAAGAATATTATCTAAGATATAATCCGGATATTATAGGTATCGAGTCTAATGCGTATCAGGCAGCCTTGGTCCAGCAGGCTGAAAGGCTGCCAAGTATGCCTCCTATTGTTCCTATTTTTGCTAAAGGTAAGAAGTATGAGCGTATTATGGCTATGAGTCCGCTTTTTCGCATTGGTAAGGTGCGTGTGAAGGCTGAGCATAAGGATTTTATTGATGAGTGGATCAATTATGATGCGAGTATTAGTAATCCTAAAGATGACTGTTTGGATTCGGTGGAGATTGCGTTGCGTACGGCTGGTGCGTTGCTTGGAGAATCGTTTTTTGAGGAAAAGAAGGACCCTTCGGGCCTTCCAGACTGGGTTTTGCAGGATAGGCCGTCGAATGATAAGAGCGAAGACCGTTTTGTTGACGAATATTTAGGGAGTATGTGGTAAATGACTGGTTTTATTGAGATTCGTGGTAATGGTGCTGATGCTATTACGGGTGAGCGTTGTACGCCGGGTGAGAAGGTGTTTGATACTGGTGTAAAGAATCGTTCTACGACGTATTTGCGTAATCATCGCACTCGTGTTGTTAAGGAGGCTACGATTGTTTGGTTGGCGGAGCAGGCAGGATACACTATTACTAAGCGTGATGCGGGAGATTCTGGAAACGCAGAGGTCGTGGACGGAGAGGATGCTAGCGTTGGAGGAGGAGAGGCTCCGGTTGGAAAGGCTAAGGCTGGAGGGAAGCCAACCGCTAAGCGACGTACCGCTGGGACAACTAAGGATTAGTGAGGAGGAGCAGGATGCGGATTGGGCGTTGAATCAGGGTATGATTAGTCCGCACGAGTATAAGTCGTTGTTAGAATCTACTGGGCTTGTTGCTTCTGATATTGAGTTTATTGATTAGTAAGGGGGTGTGGAGTGGACCGTGAGGCTAATTTTAGTGATGAGGATCGTCCTCGGGGGTTTGCTCCCGCTGATTCTTTTGTGAAGAAGGTTGACGAGTTGCAGCGTCAGCGTGAACTTATGGAGCGGCAATGGAAGTTAAATTTGTCGTTTTATAAGGGTAAGCAGTATGTGTTTTATAATCGTAAGACTCGTCGTATCGAGTCTTTGCCTACGGATGAGGGTGATAAGCCTCGTTATCGTGTGCGTATGATTGCGAATCAGATTGCTCCGCATTCTAATGGTTTGCTTGCTCGTCTTGTTAAGTCTAAGCCACAGTTTTATGCTACTCCGGGCCAGTCTTCGTATGAGGCTATGAAGGCGACTGAGGTTGCTGAGGCTCTTCTTGAGTATTGGTGGGATGCGTTTAATTTGTCGTCTAAGCGTGAAGAGGCGATGATGTGGAGTATTATTTGTGGTAATGGTTTTTGGAAGATTAGTTGGGATGATCATACTGGTTCTAGTGTGAAGTTGATGGTTGAGCCTGAGACGGGTCAGCCTATTGTTAATCCTCTGATTGAACACTTTTTTAAGCAGCGGCTTGAGATGATGGGTATGGAGCCTGGGATGTTTGAGCAGGAGGTGTTTGAGGGTGAGATTAAGGTTGAGGTGATGAGTCCGTTTGATGTGTATTTGGATGATTCGGCTCAGGTGTTTGAGGATTGTAAGTGGGCGATTTGTGTGCATCCGATGGATCCTAAGGATATTCAGAAGAAGTATGGTGTGAAGTTAAAGCCGAATGCTGTGAATAAGTATCCTGATGAAACATTGCCTGGTATTTTTGGTAATGTGGATGCGAAGACGAAGGAGAATGTGCGTACGGTTTATATTGGGTATTTTTTGCCGTCTGCTAAGTATCCTAATGGTAAGTATGTGGTGTTTACGAAGGATCCTAGTATTGTGTTGTACGAGTCGGATTGGCCGTATCCGTTTATGAAGTTGCCTATTGTGAAGTTTCCTGGTATGCGTATTCCTGGTCAGTTGTATGATACGAGTGTGGTTGAGCAGGCTATTCCGTTGCAGAAGGAACTTAATCGTACGTTGTCGCAGATTATTGAGTATAAGAATCTTACGTTGAAGCCTCAGATGTTGGCTCCGGTTGGTTCTTTGCGTCAGCGTATTACGGATGAGCCGGGCGCTATTTTTGAGTATAATCCGGTTGCTGGTCGTGTGCCTGAGGCTATTCCTCTTCCAGGGTTGCCTCCGTATGTGTATGATCATTTGCAGGATCTTGGTGCTCGTTTGAAGGATGTTTTTGGTTTGACTGAGATTCTTCAGGGTGATGTGCCTCCGAATGTTGAGGCTGGTGTTGCTATTGATCTTCTTCAGGAGGCTGCGGTTGATAGGCTTGCGCCTCAGATTCTTATGATGGAGAAGAGTTTGGAGTTGGCTGGTAATCTTATGCTAGAGTTGGCGCAGAAGTATTATCAGGAGCCGCGTATGCTGATGATTACGGGTGTGGGTTCTAAGCCGAAGGTTGAACGGTTTGAGTCTGCGGATATTCTTGCTGGTGTTGGTGTGAAGGTTGAGACTGGTAGTGGTCTTCCGCGTACTCGTGCTGGTCGTCAGGCTCGTGTGTTGCAGATGCTTCAGATGGGTATTATTAGTCCTGCTAAGGCGTATAAGTATCTTGATATGGCTGATTTTAAGACGCTTCAGGCTCAGTTCCAGGCGGATGAGGAGCAGGCTATGCGAGAGCATGATAAACTTATTGATGGTAAGCCGATTAATATGGCTATGCATCAGCAGGCGCAGCAGCAATTGTTGATGACGATGATGAATCCTGATATTGATCCGGCTACGGGTCAGGCGCTTCCTGTTCCGCAGGAGTTGTTGCAGCAGAGTATGGATGCTGGTTTGCAACCGTTGCCGTTTGAGAATCATGCTTCTCATTTGGAGACGCATGCGTTGTATATGAAGAGTCCAGAGTTTGACGAGTTGCCTCTTGATGCGCAGGAGCGTTTTCAGAAGCATTATATGATGACGCAGCAGATGCTTGATCAGAAGAATCTGCCTACTGGTGAGCCTCCGCGTGTGTCGCTTCAGTTGCGTGGTGCGGTTGGTCCTACGACTGGTTCGAAGATTATCGGTAATAGTGGTATTAAGAATGTTACGCCTCAGGAACTTCTTGAGCCGCCGCTTGATACTGTGGTTATTGATAATAAGGATAAGCCGAATGCTGAGTCTCCGGGTGCTGGTCCGATTGGTCAGTTCCAGGAACGGGTTTCTCAGAAACTTACTGAGGATGAGATGATGCATGAGCAGAAGATGCGTCAGAAGTATGAGGAGGAGATGAGCGGGGTTGGCTTCTAAACGAGTTGTTCAATGGTCCGCAGAGGATAAGGCTGCGGCGTATGTTCTTTGGATTAGTAATGAGAAGAATGTGCGGAAAACAGCGCGTGAGTGTAATATTCCGCATGGTACGTTTAGGTACTGGGTTAAGGAGTGGGAAGAGAATGGCCCTCCTGAGGAGGTGCTTGATGAGATTCCAGCACAACAGTATGAGTTTGTTCATCATGCTAATCGTGTGAGAGAATCTGCCATGAATAAGTTGGAAGAGTTGATTCCTGAGGCTGAGGTGAAACAGTTATCAGCAATCGCTACGGTGGTTGGTATTATGGATGATAAGATTCGTCTTGCGTCCGGACTGGCTACTAAGCGAACTGAGACTGTGCATACGCTTCCGTCACGGGAGGATATGAAGGAACTTATGAGTGGTTTTGTTGATGGTCTTGTTGGTGCGGCTGAGGCTCGCGCTGGTGAGATTATTGACGCCGAAGTCATTGTAGAGCAACCCATGATGGGACTCTTAAGTAAAGGAGAAGACTGATGGCGGAGTTTGATTTAGAGGGCGCTACTGAGGCTCTCGCGGGGGATCTTCCTGTAGAAGATTTCCAGGATTCGGATACAAGTATGGTGGGGGACAATCAGCCGGAGGCTGAATCCTTTACTGGGTTTGATCCGAATACGCTTCCTGAGGATTTACAGCAGGTGTATCGGTCTATGCAGGCTGATTATACTCGTAAGACTCAGGAGATTGCGGAATTGCGAAGGTATAATGATTCGCTTTCCGAGTTAGGTGTTGATCCTAATGAGGCTGTTAATATTGTGGACTTCTTTAGACGATTGGAAAACGACCCTCAGGTTGCGAACGAGTTTGTGTCGCGTGTACAATCGTATTGGGAGCAACCGGACAATACTAGTCAGACTCCTTATGGTGATGCTCCTGTTGATGAGGGTTACGAGAATCTTCCTCCGTCTTTGGCGCAGGAACTTGAGGCTATGCGCGAGTTCCGGGAGGAGATGTTGTTTCAGCAGCAGCAGGCTGAGATTATGTCAGAGTTAGAGGTTGTGGAGAATCAGATTCGTCTGGCTAATCCGCAGTATTCTGATCAGGATATTGAGGCTATTTATAGTCTTGCGTATTCGACTGATGGTGATTTGCAGGCTGCGGCGGAGCAGTATCATGGTATTCAGCAGCGTTTGCTGGGTAATTATTTGCAGGCTAAGCAGGTCCCTCAGGGGGCTACGCCTGTTCCTACTGGGCCGAATGCTACGCCTAGTCCGGGTTTTAAGAATCTGGATGATGCGCATAGGGCGGCTATGGAGGTTGTTCGTAACATTTCCTAGATTATAAGGAGGTGTTGGTAGGATGGCTGGTGCTACTCTTACTACGCTCAGCGACATTCTCAAGGAGTATTATCTTGGGCCGGTTGCGGAGCAGTTAAATAATGAGGTTCTTCTTCTGAATCGGCTTAATGCTGCGTCGGAGGATCTGGTTGGTAAGCGGGCTTATGTGCCGCTTCATACAAGTCGTTCTGGTGGTATTGGTGCTCGCGCCGAGTCCGCCCAGTTGCCCGCTTCGGGGAACCAGACGTATGATAAGGCTGTGTACGATCTGAAGTATCTGTATGGTCGTGTGCAGGTTACTGGTCCGTCGATGGCGAAGACGAAGAATGAGGCTGGTGCGTTCCTTCAGGCGCTTAAGGGCGAACTTGATGGTATTCGTGCTGATCTTCAGAAGGATCTGGCTCGCCAGGTGTATTCTAAGGGCGAGGGTATCATTTGTGATTGTGGTACGACGACTTCTTCGACGACTGTCCAGTTAGACACGGATGGTGGTAAGGAAGCGATCCGTAAGGGTCAGTTGTATGTTGGTATGGTTATTGATCTTGGTACTACGGCTAATGTTGATAATGTGGCTGCTGGCGTTTCGATTACGGCGGTTGATTACACGAATGCTACGATTACGATTAGTGGTTCGGCTGTTTCGACTACTTCTTCGACTCGTGTGTTCCGGGCGGGTGCTGGTATTGATAATGGTGTTCTGGCTACGGGTTCGCGGTCGAACGAGGTTGACGGGCTTGCTCGTATCGTTTCGATTGGTCAGGAGCCGTTTGGCGAGATTGATCCTTCCGCTAAGCCGTTCTGGGATAACAAGCGCATCGGGTCTGTTGGCGCGATTGCTCTTGATGATCTTCAGCAGGGTCTTAACCTGATTCGCCTTGAGGGTGGTCGTCCGTCTGTGATGGTCACTTCGCTGGGCGTTCAGCGCGAGATCTTCAACCTGCTTGATCAGAACGTGCGTTACGTCGATCCGGAATCCTACAACTATGTTGCTGGTTTCCAGACGATTGAGTATGGCGGGATGCCGGTTATTGCTGATATTGACGCGCCGTATGGTCGTCTTTACATGCTTGACGAGTCCACCGTGAAGGTGTTCTCTGATCAGGACTGGCATTTCCTGGATGCTGATGGGCAGACGCTGCGTCAGGTCGCGGGTTATGACGCCTTTGAGGCTGTTATGACTCGTTACATGAACCTTGGTGTTACGAAGCGCAATAATCATGTTGTGCTGTCGGGTATCACGGTTGATGGTGGGACTGATACGGGTATCTAATTAGGGTGGGGAGGGGCTTTGGCCCCTCCCTATTCTAACATAAGGAGGTGATTTGTGTCGCGTACGAATGAGGCTATGTGGAAACGCATTGTGGCTAGCGTTAAGGCTGGAAGTAAGGGCGGTAAGCCTGGACAATGGAGTGCGCGTAAGGCGCAAATTGCTACTATGCGATATAAGAAGGCTGGCGGTGGTTATAAAGGGCCTAAGACAAAGGCTCAAAAGAGTTTGGCTAAGTGGACGAGTGAGAAGTGGCGTACGAGTGATGGTAAGCCTGCTGCGCGTAAGGGCGGCACGACTCGTTACTTGCCGGATGCTGCTTGGAATAAGTTAAGCGCTGCTGAGAAGGCTGCTACGAATCGTAAAAAGCAGGCTGGTAGTCGTAAGGGTAAACAGTTTGTTGCGAATACAAAAGCGGCTAAGGCTGCTGGGCGTTCGGCTAGAGGAGGATAGCATGCCTAAGATTCTTGAGGATAGAAAAGCAAGTATTATGCGTGGCAATCCTAAGATGAAGGAAGAGTTGGCTTATGCTATTGCTACGAAACAATTACAAAAAGAAGGTAAACTTAAAAAGAAGAAGAGGTGATCCTGGTGAGTAGTTTTGCGCATTGGAAGTATCGGCTTCGTTATTTTAAGCGGCGGCGGGGTAATGGCTAAGTCGGCTGCTTGGCAGAGGAAGGAAGGTCAGAACCCTTCTGGGGGTCTGAATGCGCGTGGTCGTGCTTCGTATAAGGCGCAGACTGGTGGTACGTTGAAGCCTCCTGTGAAGCGGGCGCAGGCTAAGAAGAGTCCTAAGGCTGCTGCTAGGCGTCGTTCGTTTTGTGCGCGTATGCAGGGCATGAAGAGGAAGTTGACGAGTGCTAAGACTCGTAATGATCCGAATAGTCGTATTAATAAAAGTTTGAGGGCGTGGGATTGCTGATGAAGGGTATTTATATTCCTGGTCATGGTGAGATGAGTTTTGATGAGATTCGTATTGATCGCGCGGTTCGTGAGTATGATGAGCGTTTGTTTTTTGCGCGGAATGCGGAGACTTGGGATTGGTGTGTGTTTATTAGAATGCCTCGTCCTGAACCGGCGTATCCGGTGATTGGATTTGGGCAGGAGTTGCCTCCGGTTGATGAGGTTATGCGGCGTGTGCATAGGGCGGATGCTCATAAGCATGGGTTTCAGATTTATGATGAGATTATGGAGTCGCAGGAGAAGTTTAAGAAGAAGTATCGGGATGCTGCGGATGAGGCTAGCGCTGAGTCGGCTGAGGTTGTTGAGCATTTTTTGCGTCAGCATGGTAAGAGTCCTGTGATTAAAGTTTTTATGGATGGTGAAGGGGGTGATGCGAGTGACGCTGGATGAGATGTATGATCAGATGGATCTTTATGGTTTTGAGGATTTTGAGGATTCGCAGAAGTTGCTTCTGCTTAATGAGGCGTATCTTGATGTTGTTACTCGTGAGCCTTGGCCTTTTCTTGAGAAGACTGTAGAGTTTGTTATGCCTGGTGGTACGACGCAGGTTACGGTTGAGGGCGGTTTGTTTAGGGTTAAGACTGCGGATAATAAGTTGGATAATAGTCTTACTGATGCGCAGAATAATCCTCAGGAGTATCCGCATACGAAGTATAATCTTAATAGTGTGTTGTCGTTTGTGGATAAGTCGAATGATATTATTATGACTCCTGAGCGGAATGATACGATTGAGAAGAATTATCGTGTTCTTGATCCGACTGGTACGCCGGATCGGTATTATTTTGTTGGTGAGGATTTGTATGTGTATCCTGCTGTGAATGGTGATACGGAGTATCGTTTGTATTTTCTTCAGACTCCTGTGAATACTACTGAGGTTTTGGATACGGCGGGTTTTCTTATTCCTAGTCGTCATCATAGTATTATTGTGTATGGTGCTCTTGTGAAGGCGTTTCTTGTTAATGATGATCCTCAGGCTGCGTTGTTTCAGAATATGTTTGAGTCTCGTTATCAGCAGATGAGGAATGATATTTGGATGAATCAGTATGATCGTACGGATAGGATTCATATTCTTTCTGATTCGTATGATTGGACGTATTAAAGGGGGTGAGCGGGATTGTCGCTAAGTTTTGTTAATCAGGTTGGTGCTGTTCAGGGTATGAATCAGGCGGCTCCCGGCTCGTTTATTCCGGAACAGTTTGTTCGTTGGTCGCAGGATATTCTTTTTGATCGTGTTGGTCAGTTGCGTCGTCGTGCTCCGTATACTACGCTGCCTTTGTATAATGAGGCTGGTACTGCTCTTGCTCAGCCTAATGCGGATGAGGAGCGCGTTATTGGGGTTGTGAATACTCGTAATCCTGATAATGAGAATGTGCTTGGTATTATTGTTACTGATGGTACTACGACTCGTGTGTTATTTTATAATTCTCAGTATCGTAAGACTTGTTTTTGTACGATTGCTAGTGTTCGTCAGGATACGATTGTGTTTTCCCGGCCTGGGCTTAATGGTGGTGTGTTTATCGGGTTGTTGGAAAATTATGGTACTGCTAGTGCGTCGAATAAGAATCTTTTGTATTATTGGCGTGGTGGTACTGGTGAGGGTGATTATACGGTTAATTCGTGTACGCTTGGTGTGACGAATAATACTGGTATTACTGCGGCTGTTACAGTTAGCAATGATAAGATTACTCTTAATAATCATGGCTATCCTAATGGTTATCCTATTACGTTTACTAGTCTAGGTACTGTGACTGGTATTTCTACGGGTACTGTGTATTATATTGTAAATTCTGCTACGAATGATTTTCAGATTGCTTCTACTGTTGGTGGTTCGCCGATTGATCTTACGGGAACCAATTCTAATGTAACGTTTACGATTGGTGGTCACACGACTTATACTAATCGTATTACTGGTACGTTTGACACAACCAAGTTAAGCGCGGGTATGTTTGTGTATCGTAAGGTTAGTGGTACTGAGGATCGTTATCTTGGTGTTCTTAAGACTTGGGCTACTGATGGTTCTTGGGTTGATCTTGAGAAGGATTGTATTCGTACTTATGGATATGGCGCCCTTGCAGGTAGTAATACTGCGGCGGATATTAAGTTTGTTAACATTCGTCCTTATGTGCATAATCATGGTCGTGGCCTTATCACTAAGACTGCGCATGGTTTAACTGTTACGAGTGGTACGATTGGGAGTGAGGGTGAGGGGCATTTTGCTTCCGCTGATCTTGCTGGTACGGCTAGTGGTACTCGTTGGGCGTTGTATCGTGCTAGTGATAGCGAATGGCTTGGTGATGTTGCTAGTGTTACGAATAATGCAGCGCTTAGTTTAGACCCAGTATATCATACAGATATTATTCCTATGAATGCTGATGAGTATGTTGCTCGTCCTTATACAGCGATTACACAGTCTAATGATGCTACTTCGTATCCTGGTATTTTTAATACGACGTATGCTGGGTATCAATGGTATGGGAATGGTGGTACGCTTGGTACGGAGAATCGTATTGTGTTTAGTGCGTATCATGATCCTGAGAGTGTTGACTTGTCTCGTGACGCGGCGGACTCGATTATTATTCCTGGTACGCAGCAGATGCGTGGTATTGCTACTTCTGCTTCTGGTCTTGTTATTTTTCTTGAAGATAAGACATATATTCTTCGTGGTAATTATCGCGCTAACTTCTCGTTGGAAGAGTTGTATCCTGAGGGTTGTTTAAGCGCGCAGAGTATTGTTGAGTATGGTGGTGGTGTGTTCTGGGCTGCAAAGAATGGTATCTTGTTTTATGATGGTGCTACGGTTAGGAATCTTACTGAGTCTAATCTTGGTTCGTATTATACGGATAGTATTAAGACGTTTGATGCTACTGAGCGTCGTATTTACGGATTCTTTTATAAGGATTATTTGTTTATGACGTTTAGTGGTTTTGCGTCTAATTATACTCCTCTTCGTTATGAACCGCGTTATGCGACTGGTTATACGAGTACGCCTGATGTTCAGGGTTTTCCGTTTGATGAGTGGGATCCTGATTTTACTCTTGATGATTTTAATGTTGAGAATAATGTGCCTGTGTATTGGGATTCGTATCGTATGTATTCTAGTGAGGGTGCGTCTCAGCAGAATAGTGGTGGTTTGTGGTCTGCTGGAACGTCACTAGTGGGGGTTACTACAACTAGTGGTGATGATGCTATTACTAATATTTCTTTGCCTACTCTTACAGGTAATGCTGATGTAAGCACAGATGAGATTACTCTTAATAATCATGGTTTAGTTGATGATACTATTATTCGTTTTACGAATATTGGTACTGTTACGGGCCTTACGGTTGACACTACTGATTATTATGTTATTAATGCTACAACAAATACGTTTGAGATTTCTGCCTCGTCTGGTGGTTCTGCGGTTGATTTGACTGGCACTACTGATGATGTTGAGTTTGTAGATATTACACCAATTACGGTTGGTTATTATGTGCTTGGTCCGGGTATTCCTGCTAATACGGTTATTGCCGCTGTAGTTGATCCTACTGAGATTGAGTTGGAGGATTTGTCTGGTAATCCTGTTAATGCTACTGCTAGTGGCACGGTTACTGTGCAGACGCTTCCCCTTGCTTCTACGGGTAATACTTGGAGCAAGGGACTCCAGTTTGTTTGGGGGCCAGTAAACTTTATCGAAGCAATGACGTTTGCTATCTATCTGCCTAGTAATGCTATTACAGCGATTAGTAATTTTGATTTTCGTGGGTTTATTAAGTTGGATAGTGCTGGTGGTACGAAGGGTTATGCGGGCATTAATGCTGTTGATCCTGATAATCTTACGGGTACGTATGCTCGTCTTATCGACGTTGACAGCATGCTTAACCCGCAGAACACGCACAACACAGTACTCGACTCTGAACTAAGCGAAAACTTAGGAAAACAAGTAGACTTATACTATAAGGGTCCTGATTTTTACTTACAAACCAAGCATTATACTGTTGGTGATCCAGTACTGAAAAAGTGGTTCCGACAAATAATGCTAAACCTTTATCTTCTCGATGGTGGTATTCGTATGGATATTGTAGACTTGGAAGATAATGATCGTATTGATGTGCAGAAGAAGCGGCATCGTAATTGGGAAACTTTTGAAGAGTCTACGTATACGTGGAACGAGTTAGAAACTATTACGTTTCCTAAACTGTTGTCGCCTAATAGGTCTACTTGGCAGAATCTTGAAGCAGAGAATATTTCTTGGTATGAACTTACAGATTCGGAGTTTACTCGTCGTAAGAAGAAGATTAGTTGGCGGTACCCGTCTGCCGGGTTTAGATTATACCAGATGAATAAGTATCGTCCTTCTAATTATCAAACACCTAAGCGTCCGCATACGGTTATTGTGGATTCTTGGAATATTGGTTTCAAGCCTATGCGTGTAAGTAGGGTCTGATTATGCAGGATTATGATCTTACTACACCACAGGGTAAGCAAGCGTTTCAGCGTTGGGTTACAGAGATTATTCGTAATGAGATTAACTCGTATGTTGAGCAGGTTTTGTTTCAGCGTAATGCTACGAATATTACTACGCCTACAACAAGTGATACTAATCCTAGTACTAACACAACGTATACGGCTGCTGAGATTCAAGATTTTCGTTTAGAACGATTAGAACAAGCAACATTTAGGAGGTGATGCATGGCTATTAAATATACTGCAAAGTATGGTTTTCCGTATCCTGATGGTGATGAGAGTCTTTCTAATGTCGCTTATCATATCGAGTTGCTTGCGACTAATCTTGCTAATAAGTTTGAGGCTATGAGTGTTGATCTTGTTAATTTTAGTCTTCCTACTGGGCCTCAGGGTCCGCAGGGTGATGTGGGTGCGCAGGGTAGTCAGGGCGCTCAGGGGGATACTGGTGCTCAGGGTGCGCAGGGTAGTCAGGGCGCTCAGGGTAGTCAAGGTCCGCAGGGTGATGTAGGCCCTCAAGGCCCCCAGGGCGATACGGGCGCTCAAGGCCCTCAGGGGGATACTGGAGCGCAGGGCGCTCAGGGAGCGCAGGGTCCTCAGGGGGATGTTGGCGCTCAGGGACCTCAAGGAGATACTGGGGCGCAGGGCGCTACCGGGCCACAGGGACCACAGGGCGACACAGGTGCTCAGGGTCCACAAGGTGATACGGGCGCCCAAGGGGCTGTTGGTCCTCAAGGACCGCAGGGTAATACCGGTGCACAGGGCCCTCAAGGCGATACTGGAGCACAAGGTCCCCAAGGAGATACGGGTCCTCAGGGTAGCCAAGGGCCACAGGGACCACAGGGAGATACTGGTGCACAAGGTCCCCAAGGACCGCAGGGTGATACTGGTCCACAAGGTCCCCAAGGGGATACTGGTGCTCAGGGATCGCAAGGGCCCCAAGGTGACACCGGACTACAAGGCTCCCAGGGTCCACAAGGAGACACAGGTGCTCAAGGCTCTCAGGGGCCTCAAGGACCTCAAGGAGACACAGGCGCGCAAGGAGCGCAAGGGGCACAAGGTGCACAGGGAGATACTGGTCCGCAAGGAGCGGTAGGACCCCAGGGTCCCCAGGGAGATACTGGTGCACAAGGACCCCAAGGAGATACAGGCTCGCAGGGACCACAAGGCCCTCAGGGCGCCCAAGGACCGCAGGGTAATACATTCCCTACTGTTGCAGATATTACTGCACGAAACGCTCTTACTCCTACAGAGGGTAATGCGGTATATGTAAACTCTGAAGATAATGTTTATGTGTATGATGGTTCTAATTGGAAACAAATTTATCCTGCTGTTTGGGGTTAGGAGGTGAGTTATGGCAACAACTAATTTTGGTTTTGCAGAATTGTCTGGTTCGGGTCTTGCTGGTTATAATGGTATTAATAGTCTTATTGTTGATATTGATACGAAGTTGTATCAGCGTGTTGCTGTGCCGGGTATGATTATGTTGTGGGCTACTGGTAGTGTGCCTACTGGTTGGGAAGAGTTGACTGGTGCTACGACTCCTTCTTCGACGGATATGAATAATGCGTTGGGTACTCCGCCTGGTACTGTTAAGTGGATTAAGAAGGTGTAATTATGAGTGTTCCTTCTAGTGCGCTTCAGGCTGGTCTTGCTTATCGTCAGGCGGTTGAGGATGCTGGTAATGCTGTTGATCAGATGATGATGCAGTATGGTTGGCAGATGCCTGGTGCTGGTGGTCAGTATTCGACTACTGCTGCTGGTGATGCGTATGATCCTGATAAGGTTCTTCAGTTTGATGATCAGGGTAAGGCTATTATGACTATGCCTACGGCTGGTGGTCAGTATGGTACTACTGGTTTGTTTGCTCAGTCTGCACAGGAGACTGCTGCGGAGGAGGCTGAGGCTAGGCTTGGCGCTCGTGTGAGTGGTATTACTGGTGGTTTGGCTAGGCAGCGTGAGAGGCTTTCTGAAACGCTTGGTGCTGGTCGTATGGGCGCTCTTAGTGGGCAGTTGTTTGCTGGGCTTGGTCAGCAGTATGGGACTGTGCGTGGTGCGTATGGTGATGTTTTGTCTGCTAGGGCTACTGATGCTACTACTGCTGGTACTGGTATGGCTGAGAATGTTACTTTGACTGATACTAGTGCTGTTGTTCCAGAGCCTCCTATGGCTCCTGCTCCTCCCCCACCGCCTCCGGCTCCGCCTTCTTGGGAGGACCCTAGCCAGTATAAGCCTAAGGAGTTTAGTGTAAAGGGTAGGCCGGGGGATAATCCTGGACCGCCTAAGAATCCTAATGAAGTAAAGGTTCATCGTGGACCTGGTGGTATTATTTGGTTGTGGCGTCCGTCACAAAAAGCATGGTTTAAGAAACCTTAGAGGAGGTGTTTAATGGCTATTGATACTAGAGGCTTGCCTTTTGGTGGTTTTGGTAATCAGGCTCGTAATTATGCGGCATCTTCTGCTGCTCCGGTTAGTCAGACTGCGCAGGGTTTGCGTCAGATGCTTGCGTCTTATCTTAGTCCTGAGGCTATTCAGCAGCAGGTTGGAGGCTTTTTTGCTCCAGCATTGCAGGAGGCTGGGATGGTTGGTGAGCGTGCTGGTGCTGCTGGTGCCCAGTTGGCTGGTAGTTTAGCGGGGCTTGCGGGTAGTCTTCCTAATATGGATCAGGGTGCTGTGGATCTTATGCTTCGTAGTACTGCTCGTGCTGGTGGTTCTGCACAGTTGATGGGTTCTGCTCTTACGCAGCAGGCACAGTTGGCTCAGGCTCTTGTTACGCAGGGTGCGCTTAGGCGTGGTGAGGAGGAGCGGCAGATGCTTACTCGTGAGGCGATGGCTAAGGAGGAGGAGGCTGGTCGTATTGCGGCTGATGTTCTTACTCCGGCTGCTCAGATGGGTGATATTGCTACTCAGCGGTTGCAGCGTGTGGCGTTGCGTGAAGAGATCCGTCGTCTGCCTATGCAGGATCGTGCTATGCGTCTTGATAATGCGCTTAAGCGTGGTCAGATTGGTCTTCAGGCGCTTGAGACTCTTGCTATGCGTAAGCAGATTGCTCGTGATTTTAATATTCCGTTGAAGGATGTTAATGCTGCTTGGCGTAAAAATAGGGGCGGTGGTGGGGCGAGTCCGTCCTCTGAGCCAAGCGAAACAGTTCAAAGTTAATTTAAGGAGTTAATATGAGTACGTTTGACCCGATGAAGGCAAGGACTCCGGGTAGTCAAGCGACTGTTATTGGTCCTACTAAGGGCAGAGATCCCGCGTGGAATCTTAGTAATGCTCAGATTAGTAATATCAGGCAGCGAAGACAGCGGAGCCGTAGAGTAGAATATAAGTATTTACCGTCTGGCTCTGCGCGGACTCCGCGATGGATGCGCCGTAATTATCGTTATGATGATAAGACGGTTTCTAATTATTATAAAAAGAAGTATCCTCAGGGTATTCCTTCTAATGTTATTACGCCTGCGATTAGTCGTATTATTCGTGATGAGACTGGTCAGAGGCTTCCGTATAGTGTGCCTGATTCTGAAAGGTATCTTGGCTCGTTTGATATGTTCGCGTTTGCTAAGCCTGGTGTATCTGGTGCTGATGCGCGACTGGCGGGTGTTCGTAGTTTTATTGATTCTAAGGGCGCAGCGTTTGATGTAACGCAAAAAGATGCTCAAGATATGATTCGTAATGGGATTATGGCGTATGTTAAGCGCAAGGGTTCTAATGTTGAAGAGCCTGTTGTTGTTGCTAGTCCTGTTGCTTTGCAGAATTTTCTTTCTAAGAATTATAAGGCTAAGGTTTCTTCTGGTGCTGATCGTACACAGTTAGAGTATGAGAAGCGTAAGCCTAGTTATTCGTTTGATGATAGGTTTGAGTATTATTCGGCTATTTATGGTCTTAATCCTCGTTCTAGTGCGTTTATTTATGATCCTCAGAGTGAGAAGAATATTAAGCGTGTAGAGGTTAAAGAGAAGTATCCGGTTGTTGAGAAGTCTACGGATCCTAATAAGGCTGATAAGGTCACAATGAAGACTGGTACTACGGTTGAGTACGAGTTTGATTTTGAGGCTATGGCTGCGAAGTATAAGGATTATCGTGAAGCAGATGCTAAGTGGCGTGGTAAGATTGTTGATGAGATTGAGGATAAGGGTGGCACTCGCGGGTTAGCCTTGTGGAATAAGTTTCTTAATGGTAAGGCTAATACGACTGAGGTTGACGAGTTAAAGACGTATATGTTCTCGTTTAGTCCGCAGGGTACGTATGCGGATGTGCAGAATCGTTTTATTAATGATATGCAGGGAATTAATTTTTCTGATATTGCTCGTCAGACTGAAGCGGCTGAGCGTCAGAAGGAGAGGGCTAGTGCTGCTACTAAGCGTCGTCTTGAAGAAGAGGCTGAACAGCGCTTGTATCAGGAGGAGGCTCGATTAGAGTTCTTCACTAATGTTACTCCCGAAGAGCAGTATGCTAATGCTCGTGCTCTTATTATGCAGGGTCGTTCTGAGGATATTCCTCCTGATGTTCTTAAGAGCATTAAAGAAAGTTTTAATGCTCCTACTGGTGGGGATACGTCGGCGCGTAATACTGTTCGCTCGTCGGAGGCTCTTGGTTTAGAGGAAGAGTCTACGCTTGGCCGCTTGGCAGACTTATTGTCTGGTGGTCAGACGGTTGGTGCTGAGATTAATAAGGCTACTGAGGATCTTCGTAGTGCAGAATACTTGCGTGACCGTCAGAAGGTTGATTTTATTAATATGGTTAATAAGGCTATTGCTGGGGATGCTAATCTTAGTCCAGAAGTTGTTGGTCTTGCTAACGAGTTTTTTAATGATCTGGGTACGGATCGTTATAATGAGATTATTGGTAATAAGGAAGATTATATGTCGTTCCAGACGGATACGGCAGAGTTTGCTCTGGGTAGGCTTGCAGAGTTGGGTAATGCTGGTCCTTTATCGCCGACTAGTGCTGAGGCTATTCGTACGAATATGAATGCTTGGCAGGCTACGAATGAGGTTAAGAAGAATTTTGCTAAAAGTATTGTTCGGACTACTGCGGCTATTCCGTATGGTTTGTATAGTATTGTGGATAATCCTATGGATGCGCTTGATGCGATTAAGTCGGATTATGAGCGTCGGTATTCTAGTGTGGATGGGTTTGTTGATTCTTCATTGGAGGATCCGCTTGCCCCTATTCTTGATCTTTTGACTGTTGTGCCTGTGGCTGGTTGGGCTACGAAGGGCGCACAAGTCGCTAAGGTTGCTGCTATGACGACTAAGGCTAGTCGTGCTGGTATGAGTGCTCGACAGTTCGCTAAGGTACAGCGGCAGGTTATGACTGGTTCTTCGCCTAATGCTGAAGCAGTTATGCGTGTCCTTATGAGTGAGGGTAATTTTGGTGAATTGAATCAGATGTATAGTGCTGGTCGTATTGATCGTGCTGCTACGTTTTTTGAACCTCGTTATATTGCTCTTAATGTTCGCGATGCTGTGCCTGATGCTGAGGCTGGCTCGTTCTTGGATAAGTTGTCGCAGAAGTATGCTGCGGAGGCTAAGGATCGTGTGTATATTCGTCTTGCTGGTAATCCTGCGAGTCGTGGTTTTCAGAATGCTATGCTGGGTTTTCAGAAGTCGAAGATTGGTATTAATTTTCCTCTGATTGGTTTCCAGTATCGTTATGGTAAGGCTATGCGAGAGTCTGATCCGTTTGTTTCGGATATGGCTAGTCGAGAGTTTATGGTTGAGCGTCAGTTACAAGAATTGTCTAATGCTGATCTTGATGATGCTGAGCAGATGGCTGCTTGGGCTGCTGCGGGTGGTAATGGTCAGGGTTATGCTGCGTTTATTGCGACTATTAACCGTAGGCTTGATGAGGCTGAAGAGTTGGGTGAGTCGTTTGGTATGCCTCAGCGGGCTGGTGGTGGTGAGATTAGGCTGCTTGAGGTTGATTATGATCGTTATATGACGCCAGAGTTTGAGCGTCGTTATCGTGATGCTATGGCTTCTATTCTTGATATTGATGATCAGGGCATTCCGCGTACTGAGCGTGGTCGTCGTGTTGCTAAGATGCGTGATGCGATGATGTTATTGTCTGAGCGTAATAATCGTGTTCTTAAGGGTGAGGCTGATCCTCGTGCTCTTGCAGCATTTCAGCGTACGTACGCATTGATTCTTACGGCTAGTCGTCTTCTTCCGGAGGATGTTGTTGCCGAACTTGGCGCTGATGGGGCTAATGTTCTTCGTGGCGGTGTGATGCCGATGATTAATCCTAATATGCGTATTCCCGAATTGCTTAAGGCTGATGTTCGACAGTTATCTGATGCTGATGGTAATGTGGTTGATCTTAGTGTTAAGGGTGTCGCAGAGTTTATGGATCAGGTTAATGATGGTTTTGCTAGGCTGAAGGAGGATATGGCTACTCGTGATTCTGGTGGTCGTCCTGTCTTATTCTTGGATGAGTCTGTGAAGCCTGTGACTGTGAGTACTCGTACTGGTAGGCAGCGTTTGGAGGATGTTGCTATTACTGGCGAGAGATTGACTGATGAGGTTGCTGGTCCTCGTATGACATTCTATCCGATGCGTTATCTTCGTGTTGAGGGTAATTTTGATGATGCTGATATGACGTTTGAGCGTAAGGGTTTGCTTAGTGATGATATTGTGTGGATTCCAGAGTGGGCTTTGTCGCGTAGTCGTACGGGTAAGGTTAAGTTTAAAAGCCCTGCTGAGGGTCAAATTGATGTTGAGGTAGCGATTGTTAATAAGATGAATAAGTTGTTTCCGAATGCGCGAGACTTTGTGGATAAGATTAGTACTCGTGGTGTTCGTGGTCCAGAATCGTTTGCTAACCGTCAGAATCGTAATGAGGTTATTGCGTCTGGTCTTGCTTCGTACCAGTTTGATGTGCAGTTGGCTGCGAGTATGCGGGCTACTCAGCGTCGTGTGACAGAGTTTTATGAGCAGACGATTGAGGATACTGCTGTGCCGATTAGTGTTCGTGATTATCTTGATAATCAGGATCGTTATATTCCGCTTGTTAATTATCGTGTGTTTGATAATCGTGCTGCTGCTGAGGCGTATGCTACTACTCGTAAGCAGGGTGATTTGGAAGCGCAGAATGTTGGTACGGTTGACGAGATCCAGTTGGATGGGAAGACGCATTATCGTGTTAAGATGAATTATTTTGATGCGATGAGTATGGTTCTTTCTGAGCAGCGTTTGCAGAGGCTTGCTGATTGGGAGCAGGATATTAGTAAGCAGTTTATTGATACGAGTATGATTCGTTTGTTGGATGCTAAGGAGTTGGCAGAGTTGGCTCCTGAGGATGTTGCTGCGCGTTATGCTTCGCTTGGTTTGCGTGATCCTAATTCGTATATTATGGTAATTCCTAAGGCTATTCATAAGCGGTTTGGTGAGTCTGCGCGTCGTTCTAATAATAAGGTGTTGAAGATTCTGTATGGTGCTAGTGACTTGTTTAAGACTCTGGTGCTTGCTATGAGTCCTCGATTTATTAATCAGCAGGTTGTCGGGTCGAGTATTATGCTTATGATTGCTCGTCCTGAGTGGGCACCACAGATTATGGCTAGTCTTCTTGCTAAGGGTGCGCAGAATGCTGCTCGTGAGGCTACGTTTAAGGGTCGTAAGATGCGTCGTGAGCAGCGGAGGGAGATCGTGGATCTTGCCCAGTTGGGCGATGATTATATGATCCTTAAAGAGATCTTCTCTGATGATTTTGCTAGTGGTAACATTTTCATGGAGGATATGGCTGTTCGTGGTCAGCGCCTTACGGATCTTGTTAATGCTGCGGATCGGAAGGCTCCTAGTGCGGCTCGTGTGATGCGTCCTCTGCTTAATAATAAGCCTGCTCGTATTGGTGGTAAGGTCGCTAAGACTGTCGCCTCGTTCGGTTATATTATTGCGTTCGCGTTTGAGTCTGCTCTTCGGGCTATGATTATGAAGAAGGCTGCAATGAGTGATCCGTTGTTTGCTAAGTTTATGAATAGTCAGGTTGTTACTGATTATATGAGTACTGCTGTGCCTGAGCGTTTGATTGGTAAGCAGACTCGTTTTCATGCTGCGCTTCGACTGATCGCGGATCGTAATAGTGAGTTTTATAATCCTTTTCTGCTTCGTGAGATGCGATACCAGGCTGATAGTGTTGTTGGTAATTATCGTTGGTTCACTCCGGCTGAGAAGACGGTTCGTGACTTCCTGTTACCCTTCTATGCTTGGACTAGGCATTCGGCCTTGTTCACTAAGCGGCTTGTTCAGGATCGTCCTATTACTTCTAATGTGATGTTTAATATGGGTAATTATGGTTATGCTGAACAGTTGGAGGCTGGTGGCTTGCCAGAGTGGATGCTTGAAAGTATTCCTCTCGCGGGTAGTGTTGCTAATGTTCTAGGACTCGATCCTACTCGTCTTAATTTTGTGATGAGTGGTAGTGTTAATCCGCTTGGTCAGACTGGTCGTTCGTTTGCTCAGGTGCAGGGTATTATTCCTGGACTGCGTACTGATCTTGGTGACATGGGTAAACTTACTCAGGGCATGAACCCATACCTTGTGGGTGGTATCGCTCAACAGTTGGGCGTTGATCCTCTTACGGGTATTCCTCTTACTGAGGATCAGAAGAATCAAAGCCTATTGAGTTATTATGCTGATATGTATCAGTCTTTCCCTGTGATTGCTCAGACTGCTAATTTGTTTAAGACTGAGATGGATCTTAATGAGGCTAGGGATATTAATAATGCTGAGGATATTTTTGTTAATCCTAATGATCCTGAGAATTCTAAGTTGAGGGCTGTGCCTCAGCGTATGAGTCAGCGTTTCCCGACGACTACTGCTGCTGGTTTGTTTAATGTGTTTGCTCCTTCTCGTGTTATGAGCCTTGATCCTGTTATGCTTGATGAGATGACGAAGCAGCAATGGGATGCTAGTGGTGTGCTTGTTGAGGAGCAGAAGAAGGCGTTTAAGTCTCAGCGTACGAAGGCTGCTGAGAATCTTGAGGAGTGGCGTCGGCTTAGGGATTTTGTTTTGACGTATTATGTTCCTAAGTTTCAGAATTCTGATCCTGAGATGGTGCAGATTGTGTTGCAACAGTTGCGTGAGCAGTATCCTAGCGAGGCTCAGTTGAGGGGTCTTAGTCAGTCACAGGTTAATATGATTCTTGGTGGGGGGTGATCAGATGTGAGTGAGGGTGATATTCAGATTATTCTTCACCGGCTCGATGAGATGGATGCTAGGCTTCAGCAGATTCATTCTGAGGTTAAGCGTACTAATGGTCGGGTGACGGAGTTGGAGATGCAGGAGGCGAAGTGGCAGGGTGAGAAGGAGGGTAAGCGTATGCAGATGATGGTTGCTACGAGTGTGCTTTCTGGTGGTATTCTTGCTGGTATTATTTGGTTTGTTACACAGGCGATTTAAGGAGGATTGTTATGCCGGAGTGGATTAGAACTGGTAGTCGTGTTCAGAGTCCTGATCAACAGTATGCTACTGGGACTATGGGAAAGCAGCCGATTGGTGTTTATGCGCCGGAGTTGTCGAAGATTCGTAAGAAGATTGCAACTAATAGGTTAGCGCGACAGCGGGCATCGGCCCCCAAGCGCGGGATGAAAAAGGACTACCGATGAATTGGCGTGAGATTTTTACTCGTGCAGCATTAACGTTTATTCAGGCGTTTCTTGCTGTATTGTTAGTTGATGGTATTGCTGGTATTGATGAGCCGGGTGATGTGGCGGCTCCGTTTGTGGCTGGTCTTGCTGCTGTATTATCGCTTGCGTATAATATTGTTCGTGAGTATCAGGCTCAGAAAGGTTGGGATGAATAATGGGTCTCGGTAAGCGTAGAGTCGGCGGGGGTTCTGGTCGCGGTCGAGGCTCTAATATGGGTAAGCCTCCCGTTCCTAAGGTTAGTAAGGTTAGTGCTGGAACGACTGAGGCTGCTCGTCGTGCAACTATGAGGGCTAGGGTTATGCAACTTGCTCGTACGGGAGAACTTAATGCCGGTAAGAGTCGTCCTGCTCCTGGAACGCCTCCGCCTGCGGTTCCTAAGTCTCTTCAGGGTAATCCTGCTGCGCAGCAACAGCATAGTATGGCTACTCGTGAGGCGGCTCGTGCCGCTGATTGGGAGCGTCGTTATCAGTTAAAGTTAAAGCAGGTTCAGGGTAAGGATAAGGCTAAGCAGATTGCTCGTTCTATGGCTATTCGTAAACGGATGGGGCGGTAGTTATGCCTGTTTATGGTAATCTTAAAAAGCCTAAGTCGCCTAAACTTTCTATGGCTGCTCCTGCTTTTCCCAAGGGCGGAAAGCGGGGTACGGTGCGGCGTTTACCCGGCGCTGTAGAGCCTAGTCTGTATAGGGAAACTATTGAGGATTATTCTGATGATGTTAATGCTGTAAAGTATAGTACTCGTAAGAATCGTAAAGGTGTTAATCGTATTCAGCGGGGTAATAGTATTATGCGTGGTGTTGCTAGAAGTAGAATGACGCCTCGTGGTGGGCTTAGTACTTTTGCTGAGCCTCTTGCTTATGCTATTGCTGGTGGTCTTAAAACTAAGTCTGTTGGTGGTGTTGTTAAGGGGTTGAATGCTTGGAAGGATATGTATATGCCTTCTAAGTCGTCTGGTCCGTCTGCGTAGGAGGTTGGTATGGCTGTTGAGGGGGGTGCTAATTATAGGCAGATGCTTGCTAATCGACAGATGAAGCGTTCTGCTATTCCTAAGGCTAAGGCTAAGCGCGAATTAGCGTTCTCTACTCCTGCGCCTATGGAGGCTCCGACAAAACCTAAGGCTAGTTTATTTGAAAGGCTTAGTTTTTCTCCTTTATTTAACACTCGTCTTCTTGGAGGCATGTCTGAACAGGCGGCACAAGCACGAAATAGGGCTAATATTATTCAACAGGCGGCTGAAAATCCTAATCTTAGTCGAGAGGATCGGCGTAATTTACAGATTAGTGCGGCTATGGAAAGCCCCGAAGTTAAGGGGTTTATTGAAGAGTATGGGGGTAGTGGTGTAATTGGTAGTGTTGCTAGACGCGCGGCTGGCCCTCTAGTTAAAACTGGTAGGGGAAGATTTGAGTCGGGCAGAAAAGGTTTAAAGTCTTTGTCTGAAATTATTACAGGAGATCCTACGTTAGGTTCTTTTGTTATGAGACGATATCCTAATTTAGGAAGATTAGCGCGAGAAGGCGAATTATCTTTTAGGGGTATTGATGTTCCAGAAGAAACGCAGATTCCTTATTTTAGACAGACGGCAAAGGGCGGGTTTGAGCGCGCCTCTAATTGGTTAAATATTCCTTTTTCTGATTTTGGTAGGCTGCTTGATGTTCCTGAAGCATCTCTTAATGAAATTAGTGTGGCGGCTAGAGGAAGGCCGTTTGATTTTGGAGATCCTACTCCTTCGGTTGAGGCTGTAAAAAGGGCTATTAATATTAGGCGTAGCGATTTGGGGCCTGAATCTAGTTCTTTTGGTTTTATTACTAATCCTGCTTCAAGATATGGCAGATCTGCTGTTACTGCTCCTAAAGAGCATGTAATTGGTGCGGCTTTTACTGGGGCTGATACAGTAAGCAATGCACTTAGATATGCTGATGAAGTTTCTGATGTTCTTGAACTTACTCCTATTTTAGATAAATTAGAAAAACAGGGTCGAGCAGCGCTTAGCCCTAACGAACTAATTTTAGTAGATGACTTTTTTAATAGTAGAATTAAAGGCTCTGGGCCGTATGAGGTAGCCAGAGAAATGGCTTTAGGCGCTGGCGACTTACCGTTTATTAGACAGTTTTCAGATGAGGCGGCAACAAATAAAGCATATATCGATACTATATCCAGGCTTTCTAAAGTAAGTGAAACATTAACAGACCCACTACGAATGGAGCGTTTCTCTAAGACTATTAAACCTCGTGTTAAATTTGGTAGTTCTTGGGGCGTTGGAGAAGATGCGTTTGATCCAAGTTTAGTTCGAAGAGAGGTTAGAGAACAATTGGCTGAATGGTTAAGAAATATGTAATGTTAAAGACCCCGGCGAAAGCCGGGGTCTTTTTTTTATGCCTTAATATCAACAACCTCACACGAGTCAGCAGCACAAGCAAACGTCTGCGAAGATTCTGTATTATCTTCTAACTCGTACTCTGCCAAACGCTCCCACTCGATCTTACTAGGAGACTCCTTCACCAACGCCTCATACTCCTTCTTCGTAATCGCTTCGTAAGGAGCCTGACGATACGTATGATCCGACTTGGGCAAGAAGGAGATACCACTAACCTCATCAAAATGATCAAACACCCAAGCACCCACACTCATCCACTCATGCTCAGCCACACTCACCGTAATACTAGGCTTATGCTCACACCAATACTCCTGATAAGCGAGCCACAAGTCGAGATGCTGAATAGCAGTCAACTCTCGCGTCTTACTAGGAGCCTTCTGTGGGAACGAGAATACCATCATATTATCAGGCTGCATCACATCAGCCTCGTGAGGCACACCAGCATCAATCAAGAATTGTGTGAGCGGATCCTTGACATCACCACGTACACGACGAATATAATACTCGGAATAACGAGGATGAATGCCGCTAGCGGAGTCCACCAACTGAGAGACAGTACCACTAGGCTTGACACAAGTAATGGCAGTAGACTGAGGAATACCAATCTGCTTAGCATACTTAGCATTAGTAGTGATCGCCTCCTGCTTTAACTCTTTGAGAAGCGGAACAAGACGGATCGTGCCCTTGTCCACCATGTTCTCATTGTCGAAGATACCTGTGAGAGAAACACCAAGGAGACGCTCTTCTTCCGTGTTCTGCTTCCACACTTTACGGAGATACTTAAAGTCTGTAAGGGTGGCTTGGAAGGTCCCAAGAATCGTAGCGATCCTGACTTTTCTTTGTAGATCGTGTGGCCCATCATCGGCTCTAACGACCACTTCCGTGAGATTGCAAAACTGGTGTGGCCTGAGAATAATCTCAGAGCACGGGTTTGTTCCAAAGTTATGCTCATACTCGCGCCTCCCATTCTTCGCTGCTTGCTTCTTAGCGGCTTCACGATTGAAGATTCCACGCTCACCACTCTTGGACTCGTAGAGGCTTAACCATTCCTCCATGAACGCATCCATACCAGGCGTTTCGGTATAGGCCACACTATTGTTCGCCAAGGCTCGCTGCGGATTATCCGTCCACCATTCTCCCGACTTGGCATTTCGCATACGACCATCCGATAGGTTGGAAAGGCTGATGAGCGCGGAGCGCCGAACCCCACCAACCACGACCACTTCAGCAATTTTACATACAAGATCATGACACTCCACCGCGTAGAGTTTACGCCCAGCAGCATTCTGAAATACGTTTACGGTAAACTTGAACAAGTCGTCTAGTGGTCCCGGTCCAGATGCTCTACCGCCAAACGTCTTCAGGCGACTACCAGCAGGACGAATCTGACTCATGTCCCATTGTGGGATCTGCCCACTATAAAGCATAGCGATCAATTCGCGTAGTGCCTTAGCCCACCCAGCCTTAGAATCAGCCACCTTGATGATTGTATCCGACTGTTCAAAATGCTCATTCACTACTGGCAATTGGTTAATCTCATCCCGCTCGACGGAGAAGCCTACGCCTACACCATTCATGAGGATGTAGAGGATCTCATCGAAGCATCGAGGATGATTCACAGGCGTGTATGAACAATTATACCCAGACACATTCTCTCGTAGCAGGGCTGGACCAGCCGTCATCAATGCTCGCATACTAGGCATCACTTCTAGATTAACAATAGCATCAATGATCTCAGCCTTTAGGACACGATCCATCTTATAATTATGCTTCATCTGCAAGTGACCATCAATAAACTCTACATACCGGCTGACCGTTTCGGGCCAGTATTCTCGACGCTTCTGATCATCCAACCATCGAGCATAACGAGACGTTGCGATGAACGTCTGATAATCTGTTGGTAGGCTCATACTTCTCCTTTCATAGTAGGGCCGGAGGGGTTCGAACCCTCACGCCCGTAGGCAACGAATTTTAAGTCCGTCGTGTCTGCCAATTTCACCACGGCCCCATTATTATTTTCTTGTAGCGCTCGTCTTCAAACCACGAGCACCATACGATACCATATCCGGCTTACCATTTGTGATAAACCAATACCCGTTACACCAGTTCGGATATGTTGTGGTGCCTTGCAAGTATTCTGTTTGTGGAATGTTGAAGAAGCCACCCAACTCTCCAACAATGAACTCTCCGCTAGGATCCCAGCCCATAGCACAATGATGCGTATGCGCTGTGAGCACATGACACTTCTTAACCGCAGCGATTGCTGTGGGATTGTTCAGCGGGCTTTTAGAATACGAATCAGGATGAGCGATAAAGTATCGCTCTTTATTACTGACTAGGTAACAATGATCCAACTCTGAGAATTTGATTCGACAACCATGCCTGGGCACATCCTCAAACAGGTTCGTCATGGATTCTACGAAGGTTTCACGATACTCTGTAGCCTTCGTATACCGATAATCATGATTGCCGCGAAGGAACACGATATGCTTAAAGTTAGAATACAATACTTCCATGAGGCTCTTCGCTTCGTATACTTCCTTCTCAATGCCAGCACTCTTCTGCTTAGGCATGTACTGGCTGAGTGAGTCTCCGTTGAGGAAGTCTCCAGCGATCAACAGATTATTATAATCTGCTGCTTCGTCTAGGAACATGTTCACAAGAGTAGCATCATACAATGGTACGTGCCAGTCAGCCGTAACAGCCCAATCACCCTTCAATTCTAATGGTGCTTCCAAACCAAACTCAAAACGATCCTTGTTAGAGGCGTCAATCCTCATCATAGAACTTCTCCATTCATAATCATTGTCAGAAAATGCAGACCATCATCGAGCCTGCGGCTGATCTGACGCTTAGATACATTCATTCTCTTCGCTTGTTCCTGGATGGGAATCCCCCAAACAAATACACTAATAATTGTCTTGTGTAGGTTACCACTAAAATCTTGGAGTTTTTGCAGAGCGATGTCCAGATCCAACTTATAAGAATGCACTTCCTCATCACCACTATGCATAATATAATGTGTGATGGTTGTATAGTTTCTTAGCATGTCCTCAACTGTTTGTTTCTGATACATCTTCGTGCTCCATGATCTCTTCGTAAGAGACAGTATGTAGGTGTCGTAAGCGTTTTACATACCTAATCCAGTCTTTCATTCTGTTGAATATTGCTGCGCTAATATATTTTGAGTCTGCACCAGGCGGACACGACCAGACTGCGATCATGCCTTCCTGGTACAGATCATCATATTCTGCTGCTTTGCGGAACTTGTATGCAGCATCAGCGATTAGTCTTGAATAATCCCTGACACGTTGATCGTCAGGGCTGATCATTAGAACGGGAAGTCGTCGCCCGTGTCCATGTCGGGTACGGCAGCGATCTTCGGGGTGGTCGGGGCAGCAGCAGTACCAGAGTCTCCGGAGAATCGGAGAACGTTGGTGGCGGACAAGTTATGATACGTGACCTGCTCACCTTCCTTGTTCTGTCCCGTGGTCTGGGTGTACTTACCATCAGCGATGATGAAGTCACCCTTGTTGATCTCGACCGTGTTCTCAGGCCACACGGTGATGCTAAAATTCTTGGTGCTGTTGAGGGCGCGGATGAGAACGTCACGAACCTCCTTGCCTCCAGCCTGACGATTGCGCGGGTCGAATTGAACGATACCAGCAACAGTCATGTACTCACTCATTTGTTTCTCCTTCTGTGTATGCATCCCACATTTTGAGGAATGTCTTGTAGGGTACTACTACGTATCGTCTACCAGAGCGGGCTTCTCTGAGGAATAGGGACCACTCACGGCCTTTAGCATTGTGTTGTGCCTGCTTTAGGTCCGCATCCTTCAGAGAGAGCCTTTTCTGATACTTGCATTCCGGAGCGAAGTCTCCGGGTAGGTCGGTTACGTCTGGTACATCAAAACCACGAGGACCAGTACGAGTCCCGCCAAGATCGCGAGCGACCTCACGCTCCCAATCCTTCCATTGTTTACTCCGATTCGGGGGTAGGCTCATCAGCCTCATCACCCGGATCAGTATCGGTCAAATACTCGACCGGCTCTACCTCATCCCAATTCTTAAAATTATCGGGTAGAGACTTGACGGCTGCTTCAGCATCCTCACCAGAAGCGATGATGGTAACAGCAGTACTATCCTCGTTGAGAACATAGTATGGTCCGTCAAGGATAGCCTTGATGGTGAGGAACTCTAGAACTCCAGCGATGGTGCGTCCCAGCATCTCCTCATTATTCGTTGCGATTAACTCTTCGACAGCGGACTGGAACTCCTGCTCTGCCATGTCGTACTCCTCTCCGCCCCAAGGGCCTACGATAACTTCTGGTTCACTCATAATACCTCCTAAAAGGGTTCGTCGTGTAGAACAAACTCTACCTTACCATCAATGGTATCACAGATTTCTACTCGTGTCAAGCCTCCAGTCCTAGATCGCCTGCTTTTGAAGTGTACGAGGTTGAAGCGGTTACCTTCCTGCTTCCGTGCTTCAAGGCCAGAATCGACTGCTGCGCCAATATCACTAGACCCACGAGTCTTAACGTACGAAGAGTCGGACTGTACCTTGTTAGTATGATGAATAATTAGTACGGCTGCGCCTGTTTCTCGACAAATCACATTGATACTATCATTGAATAGTTTTGCCATCTCGCCAGCATTATTCTCATCCTTGGTGTGGAGTCGGGTGAGGCTGTCGAGGACGATCATCGTTGGTTCGTATGCGATTGCTTCGTCAAGTAGTTTATCAAAGTTACGATCCAATCGGATGCCTTGCCTGTGTAGGTACCGTATATTATCAAAAGATACAGCGCCCAACTGGCGAAGACGATGATATACAACATCATGCGGATTCTCCTCATCAATGTAGAGTACGCGACCTTGTGTGCAGACCTCGTGTCCTAGCCAAGTGTTGGTGCCGTCTGCGATGCTGACTGCGAGGCTTAGGCTGAGCCACGACTTACCTACGTTAGGCTCTCCGACTAGCAGCGTAGTGTCACCCTTACAGATGAGGCCCTTCACGAGCCATTCGTATTCTGGGGGTGGTGCTGCAAGGTCGAGTGACTGGTAATGATAATTACCATTCGCAGCATTCTTAGTGATGTCGCGTAGCGTATCAATGCTGTACGAGTCGAAGAACTCGCAAACATCTTTGACATCATCTGGGAGTTGGATACGCCTAGCCTTGGAGCCTAGAGCGCCTCGTAGCCTAGCCCATGCCTGGTCAACAGTCGTCTTGACATTATAGTTTGCATCATTGTCTAGTACTACGAATACTTTCTCATACTCGCGGAGGGGCTTGAGTGTGTCCTCACTAAATGTTTGGAAGCCTGGTAGGCCATACACACTCTGGATGCCCTCCTCATAGAGTCGCATGGTATCAGTCTCTCCTTCGCAGAGGAAAGCATAATTCTCCTTCTTCATGCTCTGAGGCTGATAGAGGCTGGTGCCTTCGCCCTTGCCCCACTTGAACGTGCGGGGTTCTGCCATTCGACGGAACCGCTGACGATTACCATACGGCATCATGACCCAATCATCACTACTGGATTCGATACCGAAGGCTTCAAGAGTTGCGAGGCTGATGCCGCGCTCATTCTCAAACCAATTCTTATGCGACTCTGTGATCAACTTATTCTCCTACGCTACGACACGAATGAATACTTGTACCTGACTAGTGTTACGATCCCTACGCATGACAGCACCGCCGTCACTATCATTACCTACAGCCGTGTTGCCTTCGATGCACTTAAATTTACCTTTGTTAGGCTTGGTTTCTACGATGCCTACATGATCGCTGATGCCATCACGATGCCAATCAAACATAGCAATGTCTCCAGGCTGTACCTGATCGACGGGGACTACGACGAGGCCGTTGCGCTGAGCGCGAGCATCATTTACCATGAAGGGACAGTATGCCCATCGAGCCTTCTTAGGGTCGAACGATTTGCTTCCAGCCTGGGTGTAACACCATGTTACGAACATTGCACACCAGGGTCCTCGCAGACCATACCATTCGGAGAACATAACCTTGTTAGAGTGAGGCGGATTCTCCTTGGTACCAATCCACTTGATAGACTCTTCTAGTGCCTTCTCACGCATTGGCTTATGAGAAACCTTACGCTTCTCAGCACGACGACGCATAAGCATACTAGGCTTCTTCTTACCAGTCAGATAATCATGCAATGCCTGACCATACGTCTGAGTGCACTCCTTTTCAGGATAGCCTAGCATCCACTTAGCCTGCTTCGCAGCAGCCGCAGTCTGAGGACCGAAGATACCATCAATCGGACCAACCCATGCCTTAGCCTTACGCAATGCTCGCTGAGCGGCCTTCACATCCTTACCACGCATATACGGGCTTGTTAACTTTAGAATTCTCACACATAACTCCTTTGCTGTTTTACTGCTTTCTGCTCCTCAATATAGATGAGCCTGTCAATATACCATTTTGCTTTGCGTAGATCCTCCAATCCATTCTTGTGTCGGTATCGCGCTACATATTTTAGCACATTACCTTGGTGGTAGTCAAGTCCCAATCCTTCGATAGCAGTAATGACTTCCATGTCGCCTTGTGTGTAGTGTTTGGGGCTGTTTACTGGATCATCAATTGCCATTATATTCTTCCTTATCTGCCCAGTTAGTATGACTAATCTCACAATCTGTTTCTATACTAACGTATTTCTCTACGAGTTTATTCCCCATCAGGTTAGGAATAATTAGTATTAGTTGTTCTATCTCATTCTTGTCCGCATCAATGATGATCTCATCATGTACGATGTTGACGATATGGCTAGCATAATGCTGATCGAGTTCTTTGTGTACTCGTACTACAGCGTCTCGCATGAGGTCTGCGGCTGATCCTTGGATCAGAGCGTTGAGAGTCTTATGTTCCTCTTCTACATGCAAGTGCCTACCGTAGAGGCTCTGTACGTATCCTTTCCGTTTAAGGGCTTCTGCGAGGCTCTCATTGAGTCGCTTGATACCAGGACGAGTAGTATGGTATGCCTTCAGGAGACGCCTAGCCTCCTTGTATGACACGCCTAACTGCCTCATAATTGTGGGTGTCCCACCACCATAGATAATACTAAAGTTTAGTGTCTTACCTGTTTGACGTTCCTCGTCGCTGATGTTCTCTCGTCCGTACAAGCCTTGAGCGGTGACAGCGTGCGGATCCATGCCGGAGATAATCTCTTGGGAGAGACTAGTATCATTAATCGCACGGGCAAGGTAGTATGCCAATAGCCGTACTTCGATGGCCTTATAATCAAAGAACAAAAAGCATGATAGTTTGGGGACAAACGCACGTTTCACATCCTTCTGTGTTCGGGGAATATTTTGTACGTTCATGCTACTCCATGATATTTGAGTTTTACTAGTACCATAAAGATGTTCATGGCTGCGTCGAACGAGTCTGCAAATACGGGCCAAGGCTTCTCAATGGTTTCTAACGCATTCTCTGTAAGCATGCTACAATAATACCAGTTCCAACTACCATCCTCGTCCTGTTCGTAATAATCAAATGGCGGCATAACGAGCCTCGATTTCTTCTCGATACTTATCGGATAGTAGTGCTACTTTGTCTTGGATTTCCTTATTGTGTACTCGTTGTGCTGTGTTAGCATGAATATATTGTAGGTAGAGTAACTTGTCGATATGCTTGTATCCGGTGCAGGTGGTGAGTGTTCGTACTACTAGATCATAATCATCAGCGACTCTGAGTGTGGTGTCGTGCCCACCAAGAATATGATAGGGGATTCTGCGCCATGCGCGTACATGATTCGGGGCTGATACGATATGACTGAGTGTGGTACGATTGATCTCTGGTGCTCGCATTACCCACATCTTGTACACATCATCATAATAATCCCTACCATAACCGAACGCCCAACCTTCAGGATACCTACAGGATTGTCCTTCCTCATTGATCTCAGCCCAGTTAGAGTATACAAACGCTACATCATCATCCTCAAATGCGAGGCTGATCTCTTCTAGTGCGTTATGAGTGAGGGCATCATCATGATCGAGTTCTACGAGGATATCTCCTCGTCCCATCATAAAGGCTTGATGCTTGACCTCACCAATGATACCACTAGATACGTGACTACGATACATGCGAATGGTGTAGCGTTCATCTGCACAGAATCCGTAGACTTGTCGCCACGCCAGATCATTAGGCGAATCATCCCATACGATCCATTCCCAATCAGTATACGTCTGATGCTTGAGACTATGCCATGTACGGGCTAGAACATTCGGTGGTGTATTGTATAATGGGGTAATGACACTAATCATGCTTCTGCTGCTCCACTACTCATACGACCAGTACGAGTACCATGCTGACGAAAGTTAGGATGAAGAATGCCATCCTTAGTTTCCTCATGCATAGCATCAAAATACGTAGCCTTGATCTTGTTCGCTTCTCGCAACTCTAGGATTAGTTGTGCGAGTTCATCATCCAATCCCGCAAGAGACTCTTTGGAGGTAGAGGATACCACGAGTCCTCGTTCTTCAAGGGCTGCGAGAACCTGCTGGTGTGATTGCGGGTTGAACTCTTCTCCAACAATCTTCCCAATACGAGACTTAAGTTTGTAAATCCGATCACCATACTCCTTACGCTTGTGTAATACATACTTGGTATCGACTCGCATGCCACGAGCCTCAATGTCTAGTAGTGCAATGGTTAGGTCCTTCTCTGTTTGATACAACGAGTGCAGATCTTCGGGCAGTCGAGGCCAAAGTAAATTGTAAAGCCGCAATGTGAACTCTGCGTCTTTGGCTGCGTACGGTGCAAGAATCTCGTTAGGAATCGGCGCATAACCATCCTCCTTCTTCAGTTTGTTTTTGCGACGCCACGCCTTGAGTACCTCATCCTCATCTGTGGTTTCGTTGAGATACTTTTGTGCTAGTTTCTTCAGGCTTGTGGACTGATGCTCATCGATCAGGTGGGCGATGGCTTGTGTGTCCTCAAACTTGTTAAGAAATACACGAAGCGGAATACCAAGGCGACAAAGTTTTTGGATATCAAACTTTGCATTGTGCATTATAATATGATCAGCAGCACGAAGGGTAACAATAGTTTCGTTTACCATGTTCTCCCATTTAGTATCAGAAACAATACGCTTATCATATATGCGCGTGAAACTGTCGGATGCCATGCTGATCATGAACGCATCATCATCCCAGGCTACGCCTGTGGTTTCTGTGTCGATAGCGACAATCATCAGTCCATCCGGTAAGAAGCATCATCCATAATATCTACATCATCCTCAACCATCACACGATACGTGTTCCGCTGACACTCACAATCATCACAGTTACACATGGTATCGTAGTGGAAAGGATTAGCCAACTTGTCCTGATTATACACAAAGTTCTCGATCTCTTCCATCCGCTGATCCATATCAAATAGGATACTGATGACGAGTCGGCGCTGTTCCTGCATAGCGGTCAACTGGCTGAGAATAAAATCACGATCATACAACTTCATTAGAGCACTCCTACACTAGTAAGGGCCTGACGAATAGTATCAACTTCTAGTTCGTCAATGCCAAGGGCTGTGGTCATCTGATCCTTCTCAGGCATGACTCCAGGATCAAGTTCTAGTACGCGCTGTGTGTACGCTACGACCAACTGCTTGAGTGCAACATCACTCTTGGCAGCCTGCCGCTGCAACTCTACAAAGTCACGTTCAGCAGAATCCCACAAGTACAATGCGATACCATACTGGTGACATGCCTTCTTCAACGCTTCTGCCTGTGCAGTCTTGACAGCGGTATCAGGATCGAAGTTAACTCCCGCGCCGATACCGTCACGGCTGATCATAGCCTTCTGCGTAGTCAGGTAAGGCTCACCATCATC